AAACTTGTATTTACTTGCACAAACTTGTATTTACTTGCATAAACTTGTATTTACTTGCACAAACTTGTATTTACTTGTATTTACTTGCACAAACTTGTATTTACTTGCATACAAGTTTATACAACTGTCAATACTAAGATTGTACTCGTAGCCATTCATTGCGTTGTAACTTGCAATATTCCAATTAAATTCATTTTTGCAACAATCGTAAAACTTTTGTGCAATCCGTTCTTTAGGTAATAAATTCAATTCTTGTAAATTTGTTCAAAACATTTTATTATTGTTAAAATAATTAGTATATTTGCAGTAACTAAATTAAATAACAATGAAAACACTATTAAAATCTTTACGGATATCACTTCAAAAAGACCCATACACTGACAAAAAAAAAATTCTAAATGAGTTAATGATTAATGTTTCTACTATTGACACTTTTGGAGAGCGAGAGGGTAAAACTACCATACTTAGTGAAATTAAATATTTTGAAGGATGGTTAGATATAAGAATTGATTTAAACTTTACAGAAGAGCATCACTATGACCCCACCTACACCTACAGCACTTCTATTAAAATTACAGACTTTTACTTAACGGTTTGGAATGATGACGGGGAGGAGGTCGAACATTGCATCTCAGATGATGAAATCAACGAAGCGATCAAAGGGATTGAAAATAAGTAAATAAAAATAACTATAATGAAAACACACTTTAGAAAAGTATTTAAAAGCGATCATTTAGGAGCAGCAGACTTAGAGGACTTGATTGAATCAGGTTCAAATTTAAGGTTTACAATTAAAGAGGTAAAACAAGAAATAGGCGTGAAAGTTGCTGGAAAAAGAGGAAATCACAATATTGCCTTTTTTGTTGAAAACATAAAGCCTTTAGTACTTAATGCCACGAACTCAAAAACAGTAAAATCATTTAACAACCAAAGCCCATTCGTGGAGGATTGGTCAAACACTTATGTTGAGCTTTACATTTTGAATAATATAAAGTTTGGTAATGATATTGTTGATGGCGTTAGAATTAAGTTAGTTCAACCAACAAAAGAGAAACCAATATTTACAGAAGAAAATTTTGAAAAAGCAAAAAATGCTGGGGCTACTATTGAAAAAGTAAAAAGCATTTACAAGATTAGTTTAGAAATAGAAAAAAAATATATTGATTATGTTACAAAGAACTGACGAGTGGTATGAGCAAAGGCGTGGAAGGTTTACAGCGTCGGATATTCATAGAATACTAGGGAAAGAAGGGTTAAAAGCAACAGTAAAATCTATTGAAAACATTGCTTTAGAAAAGGCTATTGAGCAAGTTTACGGATTAGATCAAGAAGTTTTTTTAGTTTCTTTTGATATGCAGAGAGGAATTGAGCTAGAGCCTTTGGCGTTTCAAAAATTCAAATCTTTAAAAGAATTGGATTTTGTGGAAACTAAAGAGTGTGGATTTTTTAAATATGAAGACCATGCAGGAGCTAGCCCCGACGGAGTTGTTTCCGACTCTTCTGTACTTGAAATTAAATGTCCAAAACGAAACAACTTTTTCAACGTTAAATCAAAAAATCTTATTGACCCTAAATATTTTGCTCAGATGCAGATGCAAATGCTTTGTACGGGATTTGATAAATGCTATTATTTTACCTACACTGTAATTGACGCAAAGGAGTTATATCATGAAATAATCATTGAAAGAGATGATAAATTTATTTCGTTTATTAAGGAACGAATAGAACACGCAATTGAACTTAAAAAAGAATTTATAAAAAAAATATAATGAGCGAATTATTACCATTAATTTCAAAATCTTTAAAATGGATATAAAAGACCCAATAGTTGAAAGCGTTGTAAATAAAATAATTAAAAGGTCAGCAGTTGGGGTTGAAAAATACGGAACTACCCTTGCTGAAAACACTACGGACTGCTTTCTCAAACACGCACAAGAGGAAGCGATGGACTTAGTAAATTATTTAGAAAAGATAATCAAAGACAAAGAAAAGGTAAAGGAATCACCCTCAAGAAAAAAAACGCCTTCCAAAACACTTCGAGACGTATTGTTTGTATTTCATAAAACAAAAAGTATTAAAGGGGATTTTGAAGATTTTTACATTCAAAAAATAGAAGAAATTATTAATCATTTTAAAAATAAAATCAATGAGTAAAATGTTAACAGGATCAATCGATCTAAAAAAGATTGATAAAACAAAAATCGTATCAACTGACAAATACGGAAATGAGTTTGCGAATGGTGCTAAGTATCTTAATATTATTGTTTGGGTTAATGATGAGGAGGATCAATATGGTAACACAGCAAAGATTCAAATTAGCCAATCAAAAGAGGAACGAGAAGCCAAAGAAAAACCAACTTATATTGGAAACCTAAAAGAGTTTAAATCAAAAAAACAAGAACCAAACACAGATAACCCTAACGAAAATTCTGAAGATGATTTACCTTTTTAATTCGATACGATATGACACTACAAGAGCTTCGTGATGATTTTTTAAAAGATTCGGGTATAGATGTTTTATTTTCAGGTAGAAAGGCTTTGAATATGGGTGTTAAAAAGCTTTTTATTCATGTGGCTAAAAACATTTACCTTGATAAATACGGCAAAAAAGCCAGCGTAGAATCAATTTCGGAATTTTTAAACCTTAGTAATGATACCACAAGACACCACCTTAGATGCGAAATAGTTTATTTTTTTGATGTTGACCCAATAATTAGGACTATTTACAATAAGCATTTTAAGGAAAAAAGAGACATTGAATACTATATAAATCAAGTTAAAAAGTTAGAGGTAAAATTAGATATTCAAGAAAAAGAAAATAATATTTTGTCTGATAATCTTGAAATATCTGAAAAAAAATTACATGATTTGAGAAGCGAAATTTATATACTTAAAAATTTTAGTATTGAACAATCGGAATAATTTATATTTTTACATAAATAACAACCACAAACAAAAAAATATAATTATAGAAAAGTCCCTAATGAAGCCTCGTGGTTGTGGCTATTTAGGGGCTTTTCTATTAAATAACAACCACAATGAAAAAATCCTTTATTCTTCACATCGATAGCCTTTCTATCTTAAAAAAAATGCCTGATGATATTGCAGGCAAATTCATCAAAATCTTATACGAGTACAACAAGACTGGAGTAGTTCCTGATATGGATTTTGCCCTAGAGATGGCAGTAACCCCTTTTTTAAATCAGTTCTTTAGAGACGGTGAGAAGTATAAAAAAACTGTTGAACGCAACAAAATCAATGGCTCTAGAGGGGGTAGACCTAGAAACCCACAAGAATCCGAAAAACCCAATGGGTTATTACTAAACCCACTTAAACCCAAAAAACCCAATGGGTTATTACTAAACCCACTTAAACCCAAAAAAGCCGATAGTGATAGTGATAGTGATAGTGATAGTGATAGTGATAGTGATAGTGATAATGATAGTGATAATGATAATATTAAAAGTAACATACTTAAAGATGGTTTTTCTTTCAGAAAAAGTTTGACAGCCTTGGGTGTTGATAAAAATTTAATTGATGATTTTTTTAGAAATCGTAAACTAAAAAGGCTAGCAAATACAGAAACAGCGTTTAAAAGATTGAAAATTGAATTACAGAAATCGGGAAAACCGATTAATTTGATTTTTGAGATTATAGCCTCTAACGGATGGGGCGGATTTAAATCAGAATGGTTAACCAATTTAGAAAACAAAAATAATAACAAGCCAGCAAAAAAAATGAGTTTGGCTGAAAAAATAAAACTTGACCATGGAATTAGTTAAACTTGACCACACTACCAAATTAAGAGATATTCCTCAAGAAAATCTTGATGAAATATTTCAAAAAAGATTCAAATACTGGATCTCGAATTTGCTAGCTATTTCAGCAGATAAAGAAGAGGGGGTAAATAACGCCATTGAGGCAATTAAATACCACGGGATAGGCTTTTCTATTCGGGGTATCCAAAAAGTCTTTGAGATGTACGCAAATGGAGCTTTAAACACTCAGCCAATTTCAAATCACATCGACTATATTTTAGTCGGTAAAATATTTAATGATTATAAAAAACAAAGAACCAAACCAAAACAGAAAGTAATGATTCAAGAAAAACAGTACTCAGAACAAGAGAAGGAAAACATTTTATTTACAGGTGTAGTTAATTGCTTTGATAAATTT